TACTTAACTACGCCGTACCGGTATTCGCTTCGCAAGGAACAATAGAAGGAGCGGCAAAGTACATAAGGAGCAACTACCAACCTACCGCGATAAAAGCTGGTGCCGGAGGTTACGGACGTTTGAATTTGGGCGGCTTCACGGTTATACCGTTCCCGGCGAAGCACGATGCGGCAGAACCGCTCGGCTTCTACATTTGGCACGAAGAAACAGGCGGTATTTTATTCGCTACCGACACCTACTATCTGCCTTGTACGTTCAAGGGGTTAAGCAACATTCTTATAGAGTGCAACTATGACCCGGATATATTGGCGCGTAGGGTTGCGGACGGGGATATACCGGAAGTTCTGCAGGAACGGGTAAGACGCAGCCACCTCAGTTATTACACTTGTTTAGACGCATTGAGGGCGAACGACCTAACGGCGGTAAACAACATTGTATTAATCCATATCAGCGACGGAAACGGCGACGGTGTGGCATTTCGGGAAGGCATAGCGAAAGCAACCGGTAAAACGGTGCATATAGCGAAGCCCGGATTAAAAATCAAATTCAACAAAACACCATTTTAGCTATGCTTAAAGGATTTGATAAAGAGACCCAACCGCTTACCGAGTACGAAGAAAAGGAACTTTTGCCCGTCATATTAGCCGGGTTGAAGACGAAAACCGGAAAGGACAACGCGGTAACAAACCGGACGATTGTAATGCGGCTTACCATAGCCGGGTACAAGATAGACGAAGCCCGATGCAGGAAGATAATAAACCACATACGGACTACCGACGCTTTACCCGGATTGATAGCCACCTCCGGCGGCTACTTTTTGGCAACGACCGAAAATGAACTGATGGACTACGAAGAAAGCCTTTTAGGACGCGAAAACGCAATAAAGGAAGTGCGTTTAGCCATAGCAAGGCAGCGTAGGATATTGTACGGCGACGCACAGAAGCCGAAAGAAGGAACATTGTTTTAATTCATAGTATGAACAAATTTAATTAAGAAGATATGAAACAGCCCGAAAAAATACAGACACGCAAGGACGAAGTACGCTTCAAGACTTCGGACATACGCCGGATTATTGGAAAGTATTTGGCGGCAAACGTATTGAAAACGTGGAAAGAAGATTTTTTAGACGAAAGCACAGGCGAAGTAATTACGATTGAACGGAATGAGCTTTTGTTTGAGCGTGGGAAGTACATAGGTAACGATTTGGCTACGCGGATAAATTTCAGCATCCAAGCAGAAGACATCAAGGAAGTAGAGGTAAGCAACCAATGCCGCTTAGCCACGCAGAACAAACGGACGGGACTTTACCCGTTTAAGGTAAGCGCGTCTATTGGAATGAAGCGGCATAACTTCATTTTACAGGCGCAGAACGCAACAAAGGCAATAGAAGTAGCAACCGACTTTATAGAATTGAACTTTTCCCAGTCTTTCGACATAACAGGTGTTAAGTTGATGGACGACGTTGTTATCCTTAACGACAGGTTGAGAAAGTATGTAGAAGCACAGGAAGGAGCGAACGAAGAAGGGGAAGAAGAAGACAACGCGGAGGAACAGCGCGGCGATGTCAAGTATTACAAGGTTGAAGCGGAAGTAACGATCAAGACGGAAGACGAAGAAGAACCGAATAAGACCTGCTACGACTTCATTGTACGCACGAAAGACGTAGATACGGCAAAGGTAGTAATAACGGCGTGGATTGACTCAAAGGTTAAGGAACGGACAGAAAAGGACGGGGACGAACGTAAGATAGTGGATATTTCCATACTTTCAGCCGCTCCGTTTGCTTGTAACGCTATTGTTGAAAAGGCTTTTTGCATGGCATACAAAGACGAAGAAGTAAAGTAATTAACCGGGGGCGCGTCTTCCGGCGTGTCCCCATAAACACAGCAAGCGATGAGCCAAGACAGTATAGTTATATTCCGAAACATCATACAGGCGTTGGACGTGTTACCGCCGGAATTATATAAGGAGGTTTCCCGGTTGGTTTACGCATACGCTTTTGACGGCATTATGCCGCCGGAAAGCACAGAACCGACTGCGCTTGCTTTATTCCTTTCTTTCAAGCCGCAAATAGACTTCAACGTTAAGCGGTATGAAAGTTACCGGGAAAGAGGTAAGAAAGGCGGCGCACCGAAAGGGAACAACAACGCAAGGAAGATGCCAAAGGAAGAAGAAAGCGAGGAAACGAAACAACTTGAAACAAGCAAAAACAACCTAAAACAAGCTGAAACAAGTTGCGAAGAAGTGAAACAAGCTAACGAAGATATAGAACAAGGTAAAACAACTAAAAACGACCTTATATCTATATCAGTATCTGAATCTATAAATAATAATTCTGTTGATGTTGTTGATGATAACGCGCACACGCGAGAAAGAGAAAACAACCGAAAGTTTTTGGATGAGTTCTTCAAAGAAACGAACCGGGCGCAAATTGAGGTGATTTGTATGCAGCTTCACACAAACCCGGAAACTTTGCGGAGCGAAGCCGAAGAAGTCATAGCGGAATGGGAACTAACGGAAGCCACGCACAGCGATTACACCGAACAGGCGCGGCACTTGATAAACCAACTACGGATAAAATACCGTTCAAAAGCGAATAACGATGGAACAGCAAGAGCAAGAAAAGCAGCAGCCGAAACAACCCCAACGGGTAAACTTGGAACTGTTTGCGAAAGCAATAAGGCAAAGAAGAAACTGCGAAGCACGATTTAGAATCGACCGTTACACGCAGGACGTACCGGCGATGTTGCGCGAGTGCTACCGCTACGAAGTGGAACGAAGGGGGCATGTTTTCAACGAAGACGAAGCCACAAAAGACCACATAATACGCACGGCAAAGTGGTTGCTCGGAGTGAGTACGAAGCCGGGGTTATTCCTGTACGGCGAACCGGGAAACGGGAAAACGACCTTAGCCCGTTCGATTGTGCAGCTTATAGGGACGCTGTATTATAGCAGCCTTTCCACGGAGCGGAAAGAGGTAACGACCATTCCGGCATCAGCACTTACGGAAGCGGCACGGGGAGAAAAACAGGATTTGTTAAACCGCTTGAAGGCAACCGAACTTCTTTACATAGACGATGTAGGAACAGAACCTGCGAGCGTGAAGGTTTGGGGTAACGAGGTTAGCCCGTTGGTAGATTTGCTTTACCACCGCTACGACCGCCAACTGTTTACGGTCATTACTTCAAATTTGATTGGCGACGAAGATATAGCACAGCGGTACGGCATACGGGTAGCCGACAGGTTTATAGAGATGTTCGATTTGATAGGCTTCGAGAACCCAAGTTACAGACCAAGACTAACAGCGTTAAACAAGCCATAGGCGCACAGAAACACCCCAATTTTCAACTAAAACGGCGATTGCGGTAAAATGGACGTGCGAAGTGGAAAGACGCGCCAAATGGAAGAAAAAGGGCAAATTAGGAAACTTCAAAAAACAAGGTATGAAAATATACATAAGCGGACAGATAACCGGGCTTCCGGTTGAGGAATACACGGAAAGATTTAATAGGGCGGAAGCCTACCTTACCGGGAAAGGTTACGAAGTAGTAAACCCACTTCGCAACGGCGTACCTTCCGGCGCACGTTGGCAGGAACAGATGAAGGCGGATATAAGGCTGTTGCTTGATTGCGGCGCGATTTACTTGCTTGCTAATTGGGAGAAAAGCATCGGGGCGACTTTGGAACGCGAAATAGCAAAGGGGCTGGGCTTGATTATTGAGTATGAAAAAACGCCGAAGCACCGCGATATAAAAGCGGCGATACTAACAGTTATGGGCGTTGATTTCAAATCAATAGCGGAAGACAGTCGTAACCGTTGGCACGTATATGCCCGAATGATTTACGCGCACCATTGCAAGAAGCGCGGAGAGCATACGCAAGGGATAGCGGAAGAAACGAGCCACGACCAAAGCACGATCTGTTACTATTTGCGCAACTACGATACGGAATACAGGTTTAACCGTGAGTTCAGAGCCGCAGCCGAAAAGGTTGCGACCCTTCTAAGTGAAAAGTTAAGTAACCCAACGGACGTATTAAAGTAATTCGATATGGAAAAGATAGAACAAAAACGTAGGGAGTGCAAACAACCTTCATTGCAACAGCTTGTATCGTCGTTAAAGCCGTGCAAGATATTAGACGAAGTAGAATATCAAATCCTATTCACAAGAAGGAAGGACAATAAAGAACCGGATAAATGGAGCGCAGGTTATTATAGCTTCGATAATTGCTGTTGGCTTTTGGTTGGGTACGGGAAAACTTTAAGAAGTGCAATTTTACACCTTAAAAAGCAATTAAGATTGAGATAATGGATATAGAAACGTTACAAAAGCGTCAGAGGTGGACGTTAGAACAAAAGATAGACCATGCAGTAGCAACCGTAGAAAGCTATATAGCAAGAACCGGGAAAACGCCTTACGTCAGCTTTTCCGGTGGTAAGGATAGTACGGTTTTACTTGATTTGGTACGCCGCTTTGTCAGCAAAGAGGTTAAGGGCGTTTTCTGTAACACAGGTAATGAATTTCCCGAAATAGTGCGCTTTGCGCGTTCTACGCCTAACGTTACGGTTATACACCCTAAACAAACCGTTAAGGCGGTTTTAGCAACATACGGTTTTCCATTGATAAGCAAGGAACAGGCTCACGGGATAAGGCAAGCGAGAACAACCAAAAGCGAGAAGCTGCGTAAGATACGCCTTTACGGAACGGATAGGAACAAAGGGTATATTTCCGGGAAAATATCCGATAAGTGGCAGTTCCTTATAAACGCACCGTTCATGGTTTCAGAGCAATGCTGCGAGTGCTTAAAGAAAAGACCATTTAAGCAATATCAGAAAGAAACGGGCGAAGTTCCTATAATTGGAACATTGGTGACGGAAAGCGAAGCAAGAAAGCAACAATACGTTAGACGTGGTGGCTGCAATTCTTTCCGTGAAGGTCATTTAGGAAGTTACCCGTTAAGCATTTGGACGGACGCGGATATATGGGCGTACTTGCGGAAATTTAATGTTCCCTATTGCGAATTATACAACAAAGGAGCGGTTAGAACCGGATGTATGTTTTGCGGATTTGGCGCACATTTGGAAAAGCCGACTTCTTCACGGTTTGCCATGCTTTACTACTTACACCCGAAAGCATACGAAGTATTCATGAGGTATGAAAATAACGGGATTACCTACCGCGAAGCATTACGCGCCGTTGGTGTGGTTTTACCCGACGAATATAGACAACTAAATTTATTTCAAGATTATGAGCGAATATAAGACGATACCCGGATTTTCAAGATACCGGATAAATACAGAAACAAAAGAAGTTCAAAGCAACGCATACGGTAAGGGTTGGGAAAAGATAAAGCCGCACCGTAACGGGGATGTACGCATTATTTCAGATGACAGGACGATAGAATACTCAGGAAGCCCGATACGGATATTATACGCGGCACAAAGGAGCATTAACCCGGCAAAAATGGGCAAGCACCTTGCAGTAGTAGAGCAACAGGACGGCGAATTAGTTTTGTTGGATAGAAAGGCGTTTATAGAACGCAACTTGAAACAGAAGAAAGCAAGGAGCGTAGAAGTAGCAAAAGAAGAATACAAAAACGCGATAGAGTTCTGCCGTTGCGTGTTGAGGGCATACGAAACAGGGGACTATACCGACATTGTTACAAGGATTTGGCAGAAACATGACGAAGCGGTAGCCTACATTAAGGCAAATAAAATGAGCCTTACGGAAGAAGGGATTAACGAAATGTGGATGCAAGTTTTTGATATAGTGCTAACCAACATTAGCAACAAAGGCTCGTTTGTTTGTAACGTGAGCGCGTATATACGGAAAGTTATTAGAACGCTATACGCCCAAAAATTGAGGGTAAACAAGCTGTTACGTTCATACGACGATAATCAAACAAGACTTTCACGGATGATATAAGGCTATGGAACAACTAACTTTTGACTTCATAGACGAAATAGTACCCATTCCCGAATGTTCCGGGCTGATGGCTATGAGTGGATATAAAACACCCCAAGCGTTAGCCGACGAAATGGTACGGGAAGCAAGGATTTGGCAGAAGCGGAATCCGGGTAAAGACGTGATGGAGATAATAACGCCGGATTGGAAAGAATATATTAACCATAAAATTAAAGAATTATGTTAGTGATTGAGTTTTGCGGTTTCGTGGGTAACGATGCCGAGATTAAAGAGTTTAACGGACAAAAGTTTATTTCGTTCAACGTAGCGACTTCCGAGCGTTACAAGGACGCACAGGGGAACACGGTAAGCCGTACAACGTGGGTAAGCTGCTTAAAGCCCGGAGAAAGTGCGGTAGTGCAATACTTGAAGAAAGGAACGCAGGTATTTGTTAGGGGCGACTTTTCCGCAAAGACCTTTACGGGCGCGAACGGCGTACAGGTTGGAGTAAACTGCCGAGTAAGGGAACTTCAACTATTGGGAACGAAGCAGGACGCAGGACAACAAGCAGCAACGCAAGCCGGGCAACCGGTGGCACCAGCATCGGCGCAACCGCAAGCACCGGCATACGGTGGTAATAACCCATTCGGAGAAACAAATGATAAGGATGATTTGCCATTTTAAGGAGTGATTATGAAAACAGTAGTTTTGCTTAGTAAAGTATTCTTTGAGGGGCATCCGAAGGCAGGGCAACCGACCAATTTTGCCAAGAGTGTAAAAGACGGTTGCAAACGCCACACGGTAAGGAGCAATTATGCGTATTGGGAAAAGAAGATAGCCGCGCTAAAAAAGCAAGGCGGAACGCTTTGCATACGCCAATGGAGCGGAAAGCCTTACAGAAGCCAACAGGAAACAGTTTTAGAAGTACCTGCTTCGGTTATTGGTATTCAGAAAGTAGTAATAGCACAAACGGGCGTAAACCAGCTATCAACACAGGTTGATGGGCGCGAAGTACCGATTTCAGAGATAGCGAAAAACGATGGATTAAACAGCGTGGAGTTTACCGAGTTCTTACGACCAATTTTGAAGACCTCGGAAGGGTACGAAACAACATTTGCCGTCATTCATTTTACAAATTTCAGATATTAAGATTATGAAGGAACGACTAATATGCTGCTTCTACATTCTTTTTGCGAAGCAATACGCCGTATTTACGGCAGACAAGAATAAAGCTGGGAATTATACATCCTGCTACATAAAAGGGGGTAAGATATTTCTTGCAGCAGTTGCAAACTACTTGAAAAAAGTAGCAAAGGAGCTTCGCGCAAGGGCGGAAGCGATAGAAAACGAATTGAAGGAGGAAAGCGACGATGAAAATAAAGTGCAAGATTAAAGTTACCGAAGGCGTGATTTACGCCGGGATTAAGGAAGGAGTAAAAGCGTATTTGGAACCATCAGAAAGGCGTTAGAGCAAGACGGGGACACATACAAAGACAATACCGGTAGTTTACGCCATTCAATGGGATATGTCATACTACGGAACGGGACACCGATAAACGACGAAGATATAAAAACGTACCGGAACAAACCAATAGAAGAAACAGGCGCGAAATACAGCGCGGCTGTAACTATTGGCGAAACGACTAAAACCGTAGAGTTATGACGCGCGAAGAAAAGATAGCCCGGCTAATTCGGGCAGGTTACAAAGTAAAACGATTAGGGCGGAACATAGAAGCCACGAACAGGAAAGGCACTTTTCGCGGCTCGGTGCATTTCGTACACCTACAAATTTTTGGTTATTGATATGGGGCATAAAGAATTTTTCGACAAGGTAGTAGCCATGCGCAAGGCGCAAAAGGAATACTTCAAGACGCGATTACCTTCCGCGCTACAAAGTTCTAAGCAGTTGGAAGCCGAGATAGACGCGGAAATAAAGCGTGTGGAAAACATATTGGCAGAAAGGGAGAAAGCCCGGCAAACTTCTTTGTTTGGGGAATTTGACCGGGATTTGATAAACAGAGTAGATAACTATTAAAGGCAGAACAATGGACGATAACAGTTTGAGAATAGAGATAGAAAAGCCCGTAGCATATTTGCACCACAAAGCTACAAAATCGGTTATTCCGGTTTTCAAGCCGATAAATTGGCTTCAAAGAAAGTTTATTAAGTGCTTGCTCGGTTTGGAATACAAGAAAGTTTGAGTATGGCAAAGATGACCTTTGAAGAATTGCTGGCAAAAGCCAACGCGGAAACAACGAGGGCAAAGCCACGCCATGAGGAAAGCCAGTTGCAGCGTATTTGCGTAAAGTGGTTTAGGCTTCAGTACCCGGAATTGGCTATCCTCCTTTTCGCCGTGCCAAACGGAGGGGCAAGAAACAAGCGAGAAGCCGGGATAATGAAAGCGGAAGGAGTAACCGCCGGAGTTGCGGATATAATACTGCTGATACCTTCCGGCGGCTACGCTTCACTTTGCATGGAGTTCAAGACCGAAAAGGGACGGCAGCAGGAAACGCAGAAGTTATGGCAACAGGCGGCAGAGCGAGCCGGGAACAAATACGCCATAATACGCAGCTTTGATGATTTTAGAACCGAAGTAAAGAACTACTTACCTCCACCTTATAAGCGCAATACGTGAAGTGTTGGCGAAGTGTTTTAGGGTTTACCGTATCATAATAATACGATAAACCCTTTAATTTTGCGGAAAAAGTGATACGACTATGAACATTAAACAGATTAAAGAAAAGGTTTTGGGCTTCATTAAGAACATCCCGGCAGACAAAAAGAAGCACCTTATAGCCGGATTTATTGTTTGCGCCATTGTAAGCATGTTCTTTGGCTACATTATTGGCTTCATTTCGGCGTTGGTAGCCGCTGCTGGTAAAGAAGCCTACGACTACTTTACGAAGAAAGGAACGCCGGAGCTTGCCGATTTCATTTACTCGGCGGTAGGCGCGGTTTGTTTCCTTATTGTGTCGGCATTGATTACATTGCTTTTTTACGCTTTTGTCATGCGTTCTATTTAGGCTTTTCAAGAAGCATCATATAGCTGAGAGCAACGGCGATAGCCGAAGCGGAAGGGCGCGGCGACCAAACCACGCCCTTTTTTAATAAACCAATAGCGTAAGATAAACATGAGGAAGAAGAAACAAGAAAGCGAAGAAGACAGCGACCTGCGTATAAGCGGCGTTGATTTCGGAAACATAGAGCTGCCCGATTTGGACTTATCGTTATTCGACGTGCTTAACGACGAATATAACGAGGAAACGCGCTACATAAAGCCGAAAGTTTACGAAGTGAAGCCGGAATATGTCTTATACGACAACGCGGTAAAGTTGGCTAAGGACTTGCGGCTGGACTTCGGCGCACGTTACGACGTGTTTGTTAGTGGCAGCTTCATTTTTGGCGACTTCTTAGAAGCGTTCATCATGGGGAATAACGCCAAGTGCAAGAAGATGACTATAAGCACACTTTCGTTAAACCAAAACAACGTAGATAGTTTGTACAACCTTCTTGCAGGGAACTACATAGACGAATTGAACCTAATAGTAAGCGATTACTTTTGGGGCAACGAAATAAGAAGCCTTATCCCCTATATGTACCGTAAACTTGACTTCGGCAACAAATTCCAATTATCAGTAGCATCCATACACACCAAGACCGCACAGTTTGAAACGTTGGGAGGGCGAAAGGTGGTAATACACGGAAGCGCGAACCTAAGAAGCAGCGGCAATATAGAGCAATTCACGATAGAGGAAAATCCCGAACTATACGACTTCTACGATGACCATTTAAGCCGGATTGCCGAGAAGTACGCAACCATAAGGAAACCGGTACGCGGTAATGACTTATGGGCAGAGTTAATTAAAAAGAAGTTTAACGATTAAAAGAAGGAGGTTTTATGCCAAGTGGAAGCGAAAGCAGAAGCGGCGGTAGCCGGATAAGAAGAAGCACCGCAGCGAGCCAAAGGGGTTACGTTCCGTGGAATCCTTCAATGGACACCCCATTTTAGTAGTGAGTAACACAGAGCCGCACCGACAGCACAAAGACGCGGCGCGGCTCTTAATTCTATTTCAGATGGAGAAGAAGAAAGAAGAAACAACGGAAAAACAAAGCAGGAAAGCGAACATAGCCGACATGGTGCAAAGCCAAGTTTTGCCGTTGGCGGATATAACCCCGAATAAGGGGCAAATTCCCGGCGTTCCTAAGAACCCAAGGCTTATCCATGATGATAAGTTTAAGCTATTGAAGCGCAGTATAGAGGAAGACCCGGAAATGTTGGGACTTCGGGAAATACTACTTTACCCCTACAAAGGGAAGAACATTATCGTAGGCGGAAATATGCGCTACCGGGCATTGAAGGAACTGGGATATACGGAAGCAATAGTAAAGATATTGCCGCAGGCTTTCACGGCAGAGAAGCTACGCGCCATCGTCATAAAAGATAATAGCGGCTTTGGGGAATGGGATTGGGACGAATTAAGCAACGTTTGGGACGCTACCGACCTTGCTAATTGGGGCGTAGATGTGCCGGAATTGGATAAGGTAGAAGTAGAGGAAGAAGCCGAAGAAGATGACTTCAACGTAGAGGAACACCTGCCAAAGAAAGCAAAGGCGAAGTTTGGCGACATATACGCTTTGGGCAAACACAGGCTTATTTGTGGAGACAGCACCGACGCGGAAACGGTTAGCTTGTTGGTTGGTGACAGCAAAGTAGATTTGCTTCTTACCGACCCTCCTTATAACGTGGATTATTCAAGCAAGAACGAAGCGTTAAACGCGGCAGACAAAGGCAACCGCATACAAAAGGACATCGCCAACGACAAAATGGGAGATGCGCAGTTTCAAGAGTTCCTAACGGCGGCTTTCACAAACGCGAACCACCACCTCAAGCAAGGCGGCGCGTTCTACATTTGGCACGCAGGTACGGAAGGGCTTAACTTCAAGATTGCAGTAAAGCGCGTGGGTTGGGACTTGAAGCAGATACTTATTTGGAACAAAAATAACATGGTTTTAGGAAGACAGGATTATCAATGGAAGCACGAACCATGTTTATACGGTTGGAAGCCCGGCGCAGGACATTACTTCATAGCCCGGCGCGATTTGCTTACGGTGTACGAAGAAAAGGACATCGATATAGACGCGCTTACAAAAGCGGAAATGAAAGACTTGCTTAAAAAGTTCCTTCAAGGTTCAATCCCCACGACCGTAATAGACGAAGACAAACCGCTAAGGAGCGAAGACCACCCAACAATGAAGCCGTTAAAACTTATGGGGCGTTTGATACGAAACAGCACACGACCGGGCGAAGTTGTGTTAGACCTTTTCGGCGGAAGCGGTAGTACGTTGATGGCGGCTGAACAGTTGGGGCGCGTTTGCTATACGGTTGAGTTAGACCCGTGTTATATAGACGTGATTATAAAGCGTTGGGAGGAATACACGGGCGAGAAAGCAAAGTATTTGGGAAATTGCGCCAAAGAAGGTAACACCGAACAAAAAGAATAAAAACACCGAGAAATGGCAAATGAACAGAATTTACGCGAGCCGTGGAAACCCGGACAGAGCGGAAACCCGAAAGGGCGACCGAAAAACCGAGTTCCCGAACAACTTGTAACGATATTCGGGAGCAAGGCTAAGGCTAAGAAGTTCTATTGCCTTAGCGCGACCGAAATAAACGAATGGGAAGCCGCCATACTTACGCTATCAGCCGAAGACTTGAAAGTATTGGCGAAGTGGAGCGGCGCACCCTCATACCCGAAAGGGCTGGCGATTGCGGTATTAAGCGATATGAAGAACGGAAAGACTACGACGCTCGACAAATTGCGAGAACGCCAATACGGAAAGCCCACGCAACGGATGGAGGTAACAGGAAAGGATGGCGCGGAACTTATACCGGCGCGGACGCTTACCAAAGAGGAAGCGCAGCAGCTATTTAAGGACTTGCAAGAAAACTACTAAGGAATGGAGATAAGGGACATAGACGTAATAAAGACGTGGACGCTGCAAAGTACGCTAAACTTTACGCGCTACTTCTTCAAAGAGAGGTATAAGCGTAAGTTTGTCGTAGGCAAGCACCATGTTAAAATCGCGGAAGCCTTAGACCGAGTATTTCGCGGCGAATCTACGCGCCTTATCATAAACATAGCACCACGATACGGAAAGACGGAATTAGCGGTTAAGAACTTCATAGCTATGGGGCTTGCAATAAACCCAAAGGCGAAGTTTATACATTTGTCGTATTCCGATGATTTGGCGCGTGACAATTCGCGCGGTGTGCAGGAGATTATACGGGATAGCAGCTACCGGCGTTTGTTTCCCGGAACGATGCCTACAAGCGTGAACACGCGCAAATGGTTTACGACGGAAGGCGGCGCACTCTACGCAGTGAGTTCTGCCGGACAGGTAACAGGCTTCGGAGCGGGTTTGGTTGATAAGGAAGACGAAGAAGAATTAGCCGCAGAAGTTGAGGAACTAAGCAGCATAGATAACGGGAATTTTGGCGGCGCGATAGTCATAGATGACCCGATTAAGCCGGATGACGCAAGAAGCGCGTTAGTACGCGACAAGGTAAACCAAAAGTTTGAAACCACCATACGAAACCGCGTAAACAGCCGGAAGACCCCGATAATAATTATCATGCAGCGTTTGGACGAAGACGACCTTTGCGGCTATTTGCAACGGTTAGAGCCGGACGAATGGGAGGTTTTAAGCCTTCCAGTTATAGAAACGGACGAAGCCGGGAAAGAAGTACCGCTTTGGGAGTTCAAACATACCTTAGAGGAACTGCACGACCTTAAAGAAAAAAATTCGTGGGTATTTGAAACGCAGTACATGCAGAATCCGAAACCGCTTACAGGCTTGATGTACGAACGTGGTTTTAAGACCTACGAAACGATACCCATAACCCGGAAGCATACGGTTAAATCCTATATAGATACGGCGGACACGGGCGCAGACTTCCTTTGTTGCATCATCTACATAGAAACGGAAATAGGTAACTTCATTCTTGACGTGTACTATACGCAAGACCCGATGGAAACGACAGAGCCGGAAACGGCGCGGCGGCTTTCCAAGTATGAAGTAGAACGGGCTATAATAGAGAGCAACAACGGAGGGCGCGGATTTGCCCGGAATGTGGAATCGCAATGCCGTTTGTTGGGCAACCGCAAGACTTCGGTAACGTGGTTTCATCAGTCCGAAAATAAGGACGTGCGCATCTTTAACCATTCGGCGGAAGTGCAGAACCTAACCTATTTCCCGAAAGGTTGGGAACACTTGTACCCCAAATTCTACAAAGACATAACCCAATATATGAAAGTCGGCAAGAACGCCCACGATGACGCGCCGGACGCACTTACGGGTACGGTTGAGAAACGGAGCGGACAGCCGCAGAAGTTGGCAAACATTTTCAGATAACTAAATACTTACAATTATGACAATAGAAGAACTGTTGGCAAAGAGCGAGAACGAACTGACAAGCGTTATTAACGAGTTGAGGAACGGACGGAACACGCCCGAACCTAATTCTTTGGAGTATGCGGCACAATTTGACCCGAAGCTGCATGAGGTAAACGACAGGCGGAAACGCCCGGACAAACTTGTAGTGATAGACAAAGACAGCGACGAATACGGCGAAGTAAAAGCCATAAACCCAAATGTGGAACTTACCACCGAACAAGGTTTTAGGATTGAGCCGGTAGCGCGTGTTGCGTTGGCTATTCAAAAGCTGATAGTAAAACGTGCTGTTGCTTTTACGTTCGGAAACCCGGTTACATACAACGCCAACCCGGACGGAGAGGAAGAAAAAGCTCTTTTGCAAGCGTTAAACCGGGTATTCTACGACGTGAAGGAAAAGACCCTAAACCGCCGTGTGGCTCGTAGTTTGTTCAGCACAACGGAAGTAGCCGAACTTTGGTATCCGGTAGAAACAGAACCGCACGAACTTTACGGCTTCAAGAAAAACATCAAATTCAAAGTAGCCATATTCAGCCCGATGTTTGGCGATAGGCTTTATCCGTACTTTGACGAATCGCGCGACCTTGTAGCCTTTTCGCGTGAGTTCACGCGCAAAGACCGCGACCTCATTACGCGAACCTACTTTGAAACATACACTAAGGATAAGCACTACTTATGGAGTTGCGAGGGGTTGGAAACGGCAACGAGCGGCACAAATTGGCAGTTGGTGGAAGGTTATCCGAAAGACATCACAATAGGGAAAATTCCCGTCATATACGCAAGCCAGCCGCAAGTAGAATGGGAAGACGTGCAAAGCCTTATAGACAGGTTGGAAAAGTTGCTTTCCAACTTCGCAGACACCAACGACTACCACGCAAGCCCGAAAATCTTTGTACGCGGAACGATAAAGGGATTTTGCCGGAAAGGGGAAGCTGGCGGCATCATTGAGGGCGAAGACGGGGCGGAAGCGCAATACCTGTCATGGGCGAACGCACCCGAAAGCGTGAAGTTAGAGATAGACACGCTTTTAAGGATGATTTACACGATTACGCAAACGCCCGATATTTCCTTTGATACCGTGAAGGGATTGGGAGCGATAAGCGGCGTAGCGTTGCAGCTTCTTTTTATGGACGCTCATTTGAAGGTGCAGGACAAAAACGAGATTTTCTCCGAATACTTGCAACGGCGTATTAATGTGCTTAAAGCGTATATGGCGGAAGCTAATATAAATTGGAGGACGGCGGCAAGCAGCCTTATAGTAGAGCCGGAAATAACGCCCTACATCATTGAGGACGAACTAAGCAAGATAAATATCCTGCAAGCCGCGAACGGGCAGAAGCAGATAGCAAGCCGGAAAGCGACGATACAGCGGTTAGGCTGGGCAGACAACGCCGACGAAGAAGAAGCCGCAATCGAAGCGGAAGAAACCCGCGAGCGGTCATATTACCAAGGCGAACCAACTTTATAGCCGCAAACGTATCAATATAATACAAATCGGGCGTTTTGGGCGCGTTTTAACTACCGATGTGTGACAATATACCACAAGGGAATAAGACGCGCTTAAACGCCAAATCTTAGAAAAATAACTATGCCCGAAAAGGAAAACAACATAATAGCGCAGCTTAGAGGATTTGACGCGGAGCATTACGCGGCAACGGAACGTTACGCCCGGCAGATTGAGCGGCTATACAATACCGCTTGCGATGAATTTGCACGCATTGGCGCAGGAATAGAAGAAACGGAAGCCGTGTTTTCATTCGACAAGCTGCCGAAAACGAGAAAACAGGCGCAAGGGATATTAACCCGGCTTGTAGGCAAAATGGAAGCCGTCATTACGACCGGGACAAAAGCCGAATGGTTGGCAGCTTGCAAAAAGAACGACGCTTTTATAGCCGCAATACTACGCACAGCCAAACTGACCAAAGAAGAAGTAGAGCAATACCAAAGCCGAAACCTCGAAGCACTTCGCACGTTCCAACGTCGTAAGGTTGAAGGATTGGGATTAAGCGAGAGGGTATGGAAGTACGCCGGAGAATTGAAAGACGCTATGGAATTGGGCATAGACGTAGCGTTAGGGGAAGGCAAGAGCGCACAGGAATTAAGCCGGGATTTGCGCAGCTACCTCCAAGAACCGCACAGACTTTATAGGCGTGTGCGCGACAAAGGCGGAAACTTGCGTTTGAGCAAGGCGGCTAAGCTATACCATCCCGGACAAGGCGTTTACCGTTCTTCGGCAAAGAACGCGCAGAGGTTGGCACGGACGGAGGTAAACATGGCATACCGGGAAAGCGAGTTTTTAAGATGGCAGAAGTTGGACTTTGTTGTAGGCTTGCGCGTCATGCTGAGCAACAACCACACAACGACAAACAGCAAAGGGGAAAAAATTCCGCTTGTAGATATTTGCGACGAACTATGGGGGGATTACCCTAAGACGTTCAAGTTTACAGGTTGGCATCCGCAATGCCGTTGCTTTGTTGTGCCTATTTTGTCGGACTACGACGAATATAACCAAGACAGGGCGAACAGGCTTAAAGCGATTGTTAGGAAAGCGCATTATGAAAGTTTGCCATCACGCCGTACCATTACGGACGTACCGGCTAAGTTCCGGGAATACATAGACAGTATTAAGGAACGAGCTAAGGGCTGGAAGTCTATGCCCTACTACATTCGGGATAATTTCAAAGGTGGTAAGATAGAAGGCGGACTAAACGCAAACATACCGACAAAGACGATGAACAACGTAAAACCGTGTACGGAATTTGACAGGGAAATAAACTACCTCAAACGTTGGGCATACGCTTTGGGCGGCGATATGTCAAACATTGACGCGCTTAGAACCGCAGGAAACCGGGAAGCATTGGAAGCCGAAATAGAAAAGGTTAGAGATGTCATGGACGGCAATTTAGACAAATGGCACGATGCGCAGAACGAACTAAGCCGGGTTATTACGGTAAGCCTAAAAGGGTATTCGGATATACAGAACGAGTTCTCGAAGATTTTGCAGGACAACGCATCTTCCACGAAAAGGTACTACGGCGATTGTATTAGCCGCTTGAAACAGGCGGTAAAAGACGCTTTGGCTAAGTTGGCAAAGGCGAAGGAAGAAGAAGCTAACAGCGGGTATTCAAAGAACATGCCGGAAGAATTAAAGAAAGGCGGTATTTGGCTACGCGGTGACGATTATACTTATAGCAAAGAGTTCTTCGATTTGATAGACGAAAGCAAGCCTATACGCATTACAATTCATTCAAAGACCGGGAATGATAGCTATTTCAGTCCAACAGAAAATAGAGTATATTTAGACAAGAAAAGAAGAAGTGAAGAAAGCCATTATTATAGAAAAGCGTTGATTTATCATGAGTTCGGGCATGGTATAGATTGGCAAAGAGGGTTAAGGTACAGCCAAGAAATTAAGGATTTGCGAGAAAAGCAGATAAAACGCCTTAAAAAGCAAGTGGTACAAACCAAAGAAAAGACCTACTTTGATGGAACAAAAATGGAATACGTGACAAAGCAAGTGAAAACAAGGGTCATGTACGCAAAATCCATTTCCGAAAGATTGGATAGACTATATTCCAAAATACGCAGCATGAAAGATGAAACATTTGTAAAAAGAGGAATAACCAAACAAGACGTTATAGAACAAATCGCAGCCGTACAAGACACGTTGAAAAGCCTTATAAGTTCCGTTGGGTGGGGACATTCTACATCGTATTTCAAAACCAAAGGGTTTAGCGAAGCAGAATATATCGCGCATTGCTTTGAAAACGCATTTATAGGAAACCGCATATTCCAAAAGTATTTGCCTACGGAATATGCGGAAATGATAGCGTTTATAAAGTCTTTGAAGTAGCAGGTTAAACGAGGTACAAGCTCCCATCAATAATGCCACCTATTAAAGTGGCGTTTTGGGGAGCTTTATCTCCTAATCCGGGATATACGGCAAGAAGTTTCTTATTTTTGGTAAGACATTTGCGAAGAATTGCCCCGGCTTCTTCTTCGTCGTTAGTAGCATAGCGAAGAAGATGAACCAAGTCTGAATCTTCCGCGTTTTCTATTGACAAATACCCTTTAATTAACAAGTTGTCCGGTAATTCGGTAAGTAGTATTTTCTTTCCGTCCGTTGTTTCTATTGTAGGCACTTTCATAGGAGTTACATTTTTAATCTGTTCGCCCTTGAATTATTTTTGTTTCTACTTCCACGCGAGAAATACGAGCTTCTATAATTTTACCTGTTTCGCTGAATAGGGGTTGAATATCTACGCATCCTTTGAATGTTACCGACGTGGCATTAGTTCCGGCAAAATCTTTCAGTAGCGCGATAATTTTTTGTTCTAATTCGGATTTAGCCTTAAAAAAGGCTTCTTCCGGCGTGCATTTATTTTCTTCTTCCATACGTTTTAATCTGTTGTTCAGCAACAAAAGTACGGATTACTACGGACAAAACAAAACCGAGATTTTAAGCCAAAGCCAAAATCAAGGGAATGCCGTAAGCAAGCGGAAACAAACAGTAGCAACGCAATGAGTACAGCAATAACTAAATAGAACCATTTAGACACCGAAAGAAAGTAGCAATAGCGAAAACTGCTCAACTACTATAAATCATCGCTATAAAGATAGTTATATGTTATTGCCGTTCCCAACCGGGAAATATACTTTTGTTCTTTAAGGGGTAACTTATTTATTGCGTTTTTATATTCTGGCAGTAATTTATTAAAAATACTATCTGCCTTTTCTTTTGGCAAACGTCCCTTATAGTTCAATTCTAATGGTCTATTTATATTACGACAGAGGTCTATTTCTTTTTTAAGCCGAATGCCAATAGTATCGGAAGAAGGACGAATATCAACAGCCCAAAAATAATAGTGAGGGTAAGAAAAATGATTTTCAAATAGAGAAGGCATATAATAATTAACTTCTTGATTGGATTTTGTAGATATTAAACCATCAAAATAAACGGTTTGACCTTCATACATTTCTTTGACGCTATTATAAACAGGGTCAATGCTAAGGCTGTCAGTTGGTATAGGATAAAAAGCAACGAATGTAATTTCTTGATATTCGCGAATAGAAGACACTATTTCAAATTTTACACCTGTCATATTTCTTTCTTCTATTGAATTTATATTCTTGATAGTCCCTTTCCAATTCGTAATTATACCAATAAAAGAATCTACATAATTGTATAACTTACGTTCAAACTCTTTTTTATATTCGTTTTGCGCAATTTTATTAGGCTCTTTTAGATATCCACTTTCTTCTAACATTAAGAAATTACTAAATAATTCCTGTTGGGTAGGCTTTTGATTTTGTTTATTGTCGGTATTGGTACAGCTAATAAACAGGACAAAAAATGCTAAAACGCAAAATAGTAGTTTCTTCATCGATTTTTGATACCTTTGTACCCACCGCCCGAAGTAAGTGTTATTTTAACCGCATAGAAAAAGCGCGGACTATATAGGTTTAAGTATTTGAGGCATCGCCAAACGCCTAACGAAAATAAACCGTATAGCCGCGCTTTGCCTGTATATCGGATAAGGATATACGACATTAGCGCGTTGTAGGTTTTCTTTTCGTTATTTGTTAATTTGGCGATTTTCAAATACAAAAGACCTAACGCTTTCCCTTCATTGCCGGATTTCTCCCCAGCAACGGCACAAAGATATGAAATTATTGGCACAACGCAAATGAAAAGCATACAAATAGACAGCACAACAAGCAAATACAAGCAGAAACAACCTAATTCAACCTAAAACAAGCTACAAACAAGCAAAAACAACCTTATATCTATATCAATATCTATAAATATATTGTTGTTGCTGTTGTTGTTTATAAGCGCGTGCGCATAAGCAAAAGCAGATTTGGAAGTTTTGGCGAAGTGTTTACCGCTCACACCCGATAAAGTATCACTTTAATACGATTATTTTTGCAGAAAGTTAAAGCAAGAATAGTTTATGAACGAATTACAAGAAAAGATTTTAGCACTACTTGTAGCAAAGTTTCAAGGCGTGCGCAAAGACGGGTTACAACATTTGGCAGCCGCTATCGGCTTACAAGTAACAACCGAAGAAGAAGCTAACCAAGTCGTAGATAAACTTACCGCCGACAAAGTTAGCGCATTCGTAACGGAGTGGCGGCGTACAGCCGACGCGGAGATTAGCAAGGCTAACCAAACCTACGAAAACAGCCTTAAAGAAAAGTATGATTTCGTGGAGAAAGGAAAGCCGACACCTCCGACCGGACAGCCGACACCAACCGAAGGAGCAGGCGGAGCGGTGACGCTTGACGCGATTAGCAAACTTATCGATGACAAGTTAAAGGGCGTACAAGACAGTATTACCACACTTAACGCCGATAAGGTGGCAGACTCGCGACGTAAACTATTTGTAGCCAAGTTGGACGAAGCCAAGGTAGAGGGAAGACAACGGGAAATGATGTTGCGCAACTTCGACCGTATCAACACCTTTGCCAACGACGAAGATTTCAACAGCTACCTAACCGAAGCGCAAGGCGACATCGCAGCTTTGCAGCAGGAACGCGCAGACCAAGGACTGCAAGGACACGAAAAACCCATATTTGGAGCCGTGAACAAAGAAGGGATTAGTAGCGGAGTTGCAGAGTTCATAAAGGAGCGCACAGAGAGCAAAACCCTAACGGGTAAAGAAGTCTAACTTAAAATTGCATCAAAATGGGTTTGAGAATTGACCGCAAGAAAGATGAGCGTGTAGTACACGCTTGTACGCATAATTTGGCGGACATTCCGAACGGTGTAACCGTTTGTTCCGCAGACCTTATCCCCGGTGGGATATTGAGGGAAGGCACAGCCATCGGAAAGGGCGAAGCCGGGCTTTATCACGTCATCAAGACGGCGAAAGTTACGGAAGCCGCAAACAATAGCGCAACAGCCTATAAGGTTGAGAAAGGGCATCACTTCAAAAAAGGTGATTTCGTGATGTTGAAAGTTGGCGCGAAGGCTTACGCTATTACCGCCATTGACACATCAGAAACGACCTACGACACCATTACCGTAGGAACTACGCTCGACGAAGCCGTGAATGTCGGCGACGCACTTGTACAAGCAGCAGCGCAAAGCGCAGCTACCACAAGCGCGTTTAAGTATGTACCGAAAGCCTTAGTAGGCGACAGCTACGAAGTGAAAGCACTTGATAACCACCTCGTAGTAGCGGTTACTATTGGGCAGTTCAAAGAGAGTATTATCCCGGCACAGAACGGCGACATCAAAGCCGCGCTTCCCGGAATTGTTTTAATTTAATTCGCAGTAGGTTATGATAGGAACTTTAATGCGCGGGCTTGTAGAGAAAGACATGCAAGCCGTCGTAAATTCTTACGACTTGAAGCCCTACTACTACCCTACGCTTTTCCCGTTGAAAGAAACCTATACTTTGACGTGGAAGGCATTGGAAACGCAGGTAGGGTTAAAGATAGCCGCCGATTTGGTAGCGCGTGGCGCGAGCGTTGATAAAAAGACGCGCGAAGCTATTGCCCGTATTCAAGGAGATATCCCCAAGATTGCGGTAAAGCGCACCAAGAACGACGAAGAACTGAACGAGTACGACATCATGGTAGCCATGACTTCACAGAACCCGGATTTGCGCCGGTTGGTTGAAGCGTGGGCAGAAGATACCGACTTTTGCTGGACAGCCGTAGCCGCACGTTTGGAATGGATGGCGTTGCAGTCTATCTCTTTGGGAAAGATTACGCTTACCAACACCAACAACGTATCGGCTATCAGTGAATACGACGTAGATTACCAATTACCGGCAGACCAAAAGGTAGGTTTCCAAACCGGCTCGGCAAATTGGGCTACTTCGGCTTCGGCTAAGCCTATTACCAAAGACTTCAAGGCAGTAGTTAGAGCCGCCAAGAAGAAAGGGCATAACTTGAAGTTTGCCTTTATGTCGCTTGACACTTTCGCAACCTTCACAGAGTGCGAAGAAGTGCAGAAGATTTGCGCATCGTTCGCGGCTAACGCTTTGGGTATTCAGCAAACGCCGAGCGTTGAGCAAGTAAATACCGCTTTGCGCGGTTTGTCTTACTTGCGCGGCTTGCAGGTGGTAGTTATTGACCAAGATATTACTATCGAGCTTGAAGACGGTAGCCGACCGTTCAGCGGCAACCCGTTTACCGAGAACGTAGTAATGTTCAGCGAAAGCAAGGTTTTGGGCAATACCTATTGGAAGAAACCGGCAGACATGAACGTACAAGGCTCGGTAGCTATAAAGGCTTTGAACGGGCATACGCTTATCAAGAAGTTTGCGAACGAAGAACCGTTGGAGGAAGTAACAATGGGTATTGCTAACGCTTTCCCGGCGTGGCTTACTTCTTCGCGCTCGTGGTTGATGAGTACCGATAATTCAAGTTGGAATCACTAACTAAAAGCCGGGAGGTAGCAAAAGCCGCCTTCCGGCATAATCCGTTTAGCTTATGACATACAAAGAATGGTTTACCCGTACCGTTTCACGCTTTGGCGTTGAGGGCGGAGATATAGAACTGATATTAGCCAACCAACAGGGGTTAATCCCGGACGCAGAAGCGGAAGTAGATATTACGACCGCCAAACGTGCGCTTTGTGCTGAGTTCGGCTCTATTATTCCGCTTGCCAACGTGAGCGAAGGCGGTTATTCGCTTTCGTGGAATTGGGAAGTCATCAAGTTTTGGTATAATCAGACTTGCGGCGAATTGGGCATTACGCCGGTTAATACGCCGAAAGTCAGAAACAGAAGTAACAGATGGTAACAAGCGTAGTAAACAACCAATACCCACACTATCTCTACAAGCGGACTACCGGCGGCGAAGCCGTGCAGAACGCTAACGGGAGTTGGGAAACGACCGAAAGCGCATGGGCTTTTCATAGCAAATGCAGGGAGGAAACCAACGGGAAGGGTACGCAGATAAATACTGCAAGCGGAAAGTTTGTTACGTTTTCTTCGCTTGTTCAAATTCCGGTAGGAGTTGAGCGCATACCCGAAGGGGTGGAAATAGCGGTAACGGAAGAACCGTTAGAGCCGTCGGCGTTGCTTGACCAAACGGTTATGGAAGAAGCTAAGATTTCGGGATTAGTTAGGGTTTCCGGCGAATGCTTGAAATTCGATAAGGGGCGGTTACATTGTAGGCTATGGGTGTAAAGGCTAAATTCAAAGGCAGTATAGACAACGTTCTAAAAGCGTTCCTTAACGAAGTGGAAAGGCAGATAATCGAAAGCCTTTGCCGCGTCGGAGAGGAAGCCGTATCGCTTGCACGAAGACCCCACGCCAAAGACTGGCAAGACCAAACGGGCAACTTGCGTTCTTCCGTTGGCTACGTGGTATTCAAAGACGGTGTGCAAATACGACAAAGCGCATTTGAGACCGTACCACCGAAAGTAAACCGGGAAGGAACGAAGTTTTCCGGAGCAAAAGAAGGTTTGAGGTTGGCGCAGGAAGTAGGAAGCAGCCACAAAGAAGGCTATACGCTTGTAGTGGTAGCAGGTATGAACTACGCCGTACACGTTGAAAGCAAAGGGCGTGATGTCCTTACATCAGCCGAGAAGCAAGCCGAAAAACTAATAGCAAGAGAGTTAGCAGACTTGATTACAAACATTAAAAACGCGTTCAAGTAATGAAGAAGTGCAGCAGCATAGACACCGACGATATTCTGTATAAGATTATTGCGGAAGGCGTTAAAGCCGGGAAAATAAAGGTTTCCGGCATTGTATGCCCCCAAGACGAACGCCCGGACAACAGCGAAACCGAAGATATTGTAATTAACACTATCACGGTAACGCATGACAAGCCGCAAAGCGGAACTTCTAACGTGAACATTTACGTTTCAGACAAGAAAGTAAAGATACGCGGACGGGAGCAACGCAAGGCTGACCGGGAACGACTACGGGAGATTGGCGATGCGGTTGTAGCTTATTTGGAAGCGCAGAACATAGCCGACCTCGAATTTTGGATAGAGAGCGACACAGTAGTTAAAGAACAACAGGTTTACCAGCACTACCGTAACTTGCGTATAGGCTGGAACATTCATTAAAAATTAAACGATATGGCAACATTAGTTACATTGGGACTTTCCAAGATATTGGGCAAGCAAGGCGAACCCAATATCTTGGACTTCGTAGAAACGGACTACAAGGTTTTCGGCTTGACTTACGAAGATACCTGCAAAATGTCGCAGGAAGACCCGGAAACAACCGAGTTCTACGCCGAAGAAGAAGACGACCCGGTAGAAACGATAGAGAAGCAAGGTAAGATTACCTTCACTTTTTCCATCATGAACCCGGATTTAGACACGCTTAAACGCTTGTTTGGCGGTGAGGTGGCATCCGATGTTTGGAGTTACCCGGACGTTGTAAATTCGGTGGAGGAATCCGTTATTATTATTCCGCGTAAAGGGTTGAAATTCCAAGTTCCGCGTATGAAGCTGACTTCCAAAATTAACGGAGAGTTCAGCAAGAAAGGGCTGCTTCTTATTGAAGTAACCGGTACGGTAATGAAACCGGCTACTACCGGATTAAAGAAAATGGCAGTAGGAAAAGTAGCTACTACGACCCAACAAACAGGGTCTTAAACCTATTTGTCCGTTTGAATTAAACGAGTTCTAACCGGAAAGACCCGCTACTTTGTTCCGGGTCTTTCTTCATTTAACAGAGTATGGACGAAAAAGAGAAATTAGATAACCTTACACGCGAACAGAACGAGTTAAGGCAGATGATCAACAGCGGCGTAACGTTCGATGTGGATATAACCTACAAAAAACGCAAGCCGGGATTATTGGGCTTTATTCGCAAGCGCGAAAAGGTAACGGAAAAGAAAGTTTTCCGGGTTGCAGAACCTACGCTATCAACGCTTGACAGGCTTAGCGCGTTATGGCTTGAAATGGCCATAGACGAAACGAAGCTAAAAGACGCTGATTATTTGTGCGCGGCTAAGAAGTTGGCGGCAAAGGAAGCGAAAAAGCTCGCCAAGGTGGTAGCGGTTGCAGTATTGGGCGAAGAATACTACGACGTGACAGAAAGCGGCGGTTACTTTACGCGAAAGCCGAACGAACAGCGTTTGAACCGGCTCGCTTCTTTGTTTGAGCATACCGTAACGCCTTCACAGCTTCTTACGCTTGCCATTCTGATAACCAACGTAAGCAACTTAGGGGATTTTATAAACTCTATAAGATTGATGAGCGCAACACGCACAAGCGACCCGATGACAAGTCTTATAGAGCAACAGGGTTAAAAAGTCCACACGGACGGCGTGGCTCGGTGTGTGCGCACTTCGGCTGGACGTTGGACTACCTTCTACACGGTATTCCGTGGGGAACGGTACAGAGGATGTTAATAGACGCGCCCGGCGTTGAGGACGAAGACACTACAAAGAGCGATACTGAAATAGTGCTTACGGACGATAACGCGGACGAAGTAATGAAACTAATAAACAACTTGAATAGATGAACATACAAGGCGGCGGTTTGTCTTTTGACATTTCGGGAACAAACAGGGAACTGCTCCGAGTGCTTGAAGAAAGCAAAAGGGCTATACAGCAGTTCAGCACGTCGGCGGTGCAGAACGGAAAAGGAATAGATAAAGCCTTTGAAGCTACCGCAGCCGTGATAAATTCGGGATTTGCCACGATAGACCGCATATTTGAGGAAAACAAAGCGGCTTTGAAAGACCTGCAAGCCCAATACGAAGAATTGGGACAGAAAGCCGGTAAGGCGTTCACAGAAGGACGCGATGAGGAATACAGGGCTATGGCGGCACAGCAAGCCACGTTAAAAAGCGAGATAAACCTGCGTCAGCAAGTAATCAGCGAAGCGGAAAAGCAAGCCGATGCGCTGATGAAAGAGGAACAGGAATTGAACAAACAACGTGAAGCAGCCGAAAGGAGCGCAAGGGCGCAACAGTCGTTAGAAGTCCAGCTACGCCGATGCCGGGAAGCATTGGTAGCAATGGAAGCGGAAGGCAAACGAGGTACGGCAGAGTTCCGGGAAATGCAGGAGGAAGCCGCGCGTTTGGCTAAGGCGTGGAAAGACGCTACTGACCAATCCAACATATTAGCGCACGACCAACGAGGAATGCAAGGACTTATTAGCGGACTTTCGGGCGTTTCCGGCGGATTTGCAGCCGCACAGGGAGCGGCAAGCCTATTTATAGGAGAAAACGAGAACTTACAGAAAGTTATGCTCAAAGTCCAAAGCCTTATGAGCATAACGATAGGCTTGCAACAGGTAGAACAAATGCTGAATAAGGATAGCGCATTTAGGCTTGTAACCGTAGCAAAGGCAAAAGACTTGCTTACGGCGGCAAACGTGCGCCTTGCGGCAGCGTTGCACATTTCCAACACAGCGGCTGCGGCTTTGATGGCTACGCTTACTTTGGGTCTTTCCGTAGCAATTACCGCCGTAATTGTAGCCATTTCCCGGATGCAGAGCAAACAGGCGGAAGCAAAGAAACAGGCGGAAGAATTTAACAACAAGGTAGCGGAAGCCGCAGCAGAACCGGTTACGGCTTACCGAACATTACAGGCGGAATGGCTAAGCCTTACCGGGTCATTAAAAGAGCGTGAAAAATGGGTACAGGATAACGTAGATAAATTCGACGATTTGGGTTACTCCGTTCGCAACGCCAAAGAAGCGGAAGAATTGTTAGTTACCAATAGCTCAAAGTTTGTCGAAGCAATGATGCTCCGGGCAAAAGCCACAGCCACAAGCGAGCTTGCCGTAGAGAAGTACAAGAAAGTAATAGAAGCGCAGAACAGGTTAGACACGACCCCCAAAGCGTATGTTTCCAAAAAGGGAACATATACAGACGGCTACGGAGTTCAGCGCAAAGGCGTTGTTCTTGAAAAAAGCAGTAATTGGAAAGAAGCGGAAGAAGAATTGCAAAAAGCGGAAGAAGCGTATAATAAACTTGTAAACCAGCAAATTAGTTTCACGCAAAAAGAAAAAGAGATATTGGCATCTATCGGAAACCAAACCGGGAAAGTGGTAGCCGGAAGCGTAGAAGCTGCGGAAAAGGAACTCTCACGTTTGCAAGAACTTTATAAGAAAGCGGCTACCGATACGGAACGCGCGGACATCGCCAAACAAATAGCCGAACAGCAAAAGGAGCTGAACCGCATCAGCTATAACAGCGGAGGGAGCAACAGCGGAGGTAAGGAAGATACTGACCCGTTCGCGGAACAACTTAACGAGCGGAAGGCACTTTATTCCAAATACCTAAAATGGGTAACAAGTTCCGATGAAACGGTACGGAAAGCAGCCAACACAGAATTTGCCGCGCTACTTCAAGAAGGGACAAGCTACCTCGATTATTTGGAGAACCTACGCAATGAGATTTCAAGCAAGGCGAACAAAACGGCTACCGACTTGAAGAACATAGCCACATTGAATAACGAGATAGCGAACGCAACTAAGGAAGCCGTTATTTCGGATTTTGACGCGCAACTGCAAAGGGAGCTTTCCATGTGTCAGACCGTAAGCGAACAATTAGCGTTGATAGAACGCCGGAGGGAAGAACTTAGCGGCGACAATTCAGACGTAGATAATGCAAAGTCCGATATTTTGGACGTTGCGGAAGAAGATACCAAAGCCAAGGCAAGGCAGGAAACGCGCGAGTTGTTGCAGGAATACGCAAGCTATGTACAGGAAAAATTAGAGTTTGAAGAAAGCTACGCACGGAAACGGGAACTTCTAAGTAAGGCAGCGGCGGAAGCGAGCAACGAACAGGAAAAGAAAGCCGCCGAAGCCGCATTAGCCGCATTGGAGAAGCAACGCAAGGAATACGAAAGCCGGAGCGGAAGCGAACAATACGACCAACTTCTAACCGAGTACCAAAGCTACCAAGAGAAACAAACGGCGATTTTGCGGAAATACGCCGAGCAACGGGCGGAAGCGGAAAAGCAGGGGAATTTATCCATGATTACACAGATAAACGCCAAGGAACAGGAAGAACTAAGCAAACTTGCAGCTTCACGCCTAATGGCTACCGAAAGCTGGAATCAGTTGTTTAGCGACCTTTCCCGGCTAAGCACACGCACGATAAACAAACTGCTTGAAGACATCAACAACAAGAAGATAACATTTTCCACGCAGTTTAACCCGGCAGACCTAAAAGCCATAAACGACCAATTAGAGAAAGCCCGTAACGAGTTGGAAAGCAGAAACCCGTTTTTGGCATTAAAAAACAGTCTTGCGGAACTTCGGGCGGCGATGAACGCGGAAAGGCTGTTAGACAGCGATGACCCGTTTGTAAAGTCATTGCAGGAAAAGAAGCAGCAGTACGAGCAATATGCCGAAGCGGTAAGCAGCACAGACGAAATTTTAGCCGGTGCAGCAAAGACGGCATACGCCGACCTCCTTAAAGAAGGCTCATCGTACATTGACATGTTGCGCCGGAAAATTGCGGAACTTGAAAACATAAAACTTACCGTAGGGCTTGAAGTTGAGGGAGAAGAACAGTTGGCGGTATTGAAAGCCGCTCTCAATAAGGAAACGGGAGAAACAAAAAGCGTTGGCGAAGCATTCAAAAGCACGTTTAGCGATATTGGAAGTAGCGTAAACTTTGTTTCCGGCGCATTTGACAGCGTGGTAAGCGGAATAAAGAACATGGGTATTTCCATGAGCGAGGAAACGCAAGCGATATTGGGCGACATAAGCGGAATTATGCAAGGGGCTGGGCAGTTGGCGACGGGAATAGCCACCGGCAACCCGTTGGGGATTATTCAAGGCTCTATCGGTTTGCTTTCTTCCGCCTTTGACTTGTTCAACTTCCGGGACAGGAAAGCAGAAAAATCAATAAAGCGGCATCAGGAAGCAGTTACTAAGTTGGGGTACGCCTACAACGCTTTGGAACACGCCGTAGATAACGCTTTGGGCGAAACGGTCTATCAGAACCAAACCGCCATGATTGAGAACCTACGCCAACAGCAGGACGAAATAAACGGCATGATTAGGGACGAAGAAAGCAAGAAGGACACCGATTGGGGCAGGATTGACGAATGGAAAGAGCAATACGCCGAGATTGGAAGACAGATTGAAGACATCATAGCCGAGATTACGCAGAGCATTACGCAGACTTCCGCGCCGGAACTTGCCGACCAATTAGCGGACGCGCTTGTAGAAGCGTTCGAGAATGGGGAAAGCGCGGCTGAATCGTTCGGGGAAGTGGCAAACGACGTGATAAAGAACGCGGTTAAAAACGCATTGGCTTTGCAGTTTTTGGAAGAGCCGCTACAAAGGGCTATTAAGCAGCTTCAAAAAGATATGGGCTTTGACGAAGAAGGGAACGGAACGTTTGACGGGCTGACCGAAGCGGAGCAAGCAAGGTTTAAGGCGGCGATACAAGCCGCCGGGCGGAACTTCGAGCAAGCCATGAACATGTACAAAGACCTTTTCGAGCAAATAGAAGACGAAGGCGACCCTACAACCCTAAGCGGTGCTTACGCTACGGCGAGCCAAGAAAGCATAGACCTGTTAGCCGGACAAACGAACGCGGTAAGGCAGAACCAAGTAACGAGCATAGCACTCATTCGCGAACAACTTACCTACCTTGCAAGCATGGACAGAGGTATAAATGTGATAGCGGAAAGATTGCTACGGATTATAAACAGGCTTTCAACGCCTACCGATGACGGACTACGCTCACAGGGCATAACGGACTATTAAAAAGATAAGTTATGGAATTTCAACAGCTAAAAAAGAAACTTGCGGAAGAAGCCAAGGCGAACGGGATTTGCGAAGAATGGTACAATTACATTCTAAACGCACCCTCCAAAGAACGGCTTTTGACGCTCTTTATAAAGGGATTGGACTTTTGCCTAAAAAACGAATTTACGGATGAGCTATGGGCGGAGTTCCAAGGAATACGACAGCACTACGGCGTTTTCAAGAACGAGCCTATCAAAGTAACGGACTTGCGCAACGTGGTAGCTTTCGGAACGTCGGAAGGAACAGCGGAATTTACGGGTTTTCATGTGGCACAAGTATGGGCAAGGGATAACGCGAAAGTCAGTATCAAGGCAACCGGTTACACTTATATCACGGTTGATATAGCAGACCGGGCAACAATAGAGGTAACAGCAAGCGACGCGGCGCGTGTAAGTGTATTCCTTCACGGCGGAAACTACACGGGAAGCACGACCGGGAACGCACAGATTAAAGTAATCAATAAACGTAACTAATTATGGCATTAGAACAAAATTTGATATTGAACATACCGTTTGACGAAGCCAACGGCTCGCAAACAGCCTACGACTTCGCACAGAACCGCCATGACGCAACGGTAATAGAAAGCAGTTTTGTAACCGGGAAGCAAGGTAACTGCATCCATTTCGACGGGCAAGGACGCGCCGAGATAGGAAGCAATATCGTAACGCTTTCGGGGAACTTTACTATCCTCACGTGGCTAAAAAGCATTCTTTTTGAAGATGGATTTACAGGGAAACGGATTGGTTTGTTTTGCAATACAGACCAAAGCGAAAACGGCTACCGCGAAGCATGGATAGACATAGAGCCGGGAAGTTGGGGCTACTTTGTCATAAGGAAAGCAGGAAACCAAGTTAGGCTGTACTTAGATACGCAGCTTATAGAAACGGTGGTGCTTCCATCCACGCTAACGGGAATTGCATTAGTGCAGGACGTTTATAGCACGGGGTATGGTTACGGGGATTTGGACGAACTGAAAATATACAACGTTGCGCTAAGCGAAGCCGAAATAGCGGAAGAACTAAACAGCATTTCGCAGCTTGAATACTTTTTGAACGGCGTAAACTTCAAAGAGTTTGACCTGCATGTAGAAAGTTCTACCGGAGTGCTTGACCTTCCGAAGTTGAAAACGCCTGCTTCCGTTGATTGGGCGGATTATCACGGCAAGGTTATAGACTTGACCGCGAAGCGTTACCAAGAAAGGGAAATAACGTTGAACTGTTGGTTAAGGGCAACCGGAAAGATGGACTTCACGGAGCGCGTAAACAGGCTGTACGAGAATTTCAGACAAGACGGGACGCAGCGGCTTATGATTTCAATACACCCGACCAAGCCGTTAGTTTTCGAGGTATATTGCGAAGACGGGGTAGCACCCTCGAAACGTTGGCACGATGACAAGATGATAGGAACTTTCGCTTTGAAGTTGAAAGAACCCGACCCGGTAAAACGGGTGGTAAGGCATCAGCGGCTGAACGCTTCAAACGCGGAACTTACGATAGAGCTAAAAAGCGACAAGATGGTTAATATCTATTGGGGCGATGGAACGGTAAGCGAAGACATCTACGGGGATTGCACCGGGAAAAACGCTTTGAAGCATACCTACACAGAGAACGGAATATATTACGCCATTGTAGGCGGAGTAATTGAGGAAATAACGGACTTCGATACGAACGGCATTATAGTATGGAACAAATTGTAATTATAAAGGCAGACGGAACACAAATACCGTTATTCAGCCGGAAGAATGCAAGTTGCGTAAGCAAGGCGGCGCAAAAAACCGCCTTGCTTTCGGAAGACATTGTAAGCATCTCCCTAACTTCCGCCGTTCCGTTGGATTTTGGCATAGGCGACCACATTCTACTATACGGTAAACCGTACAAGTTGAACCAACCGCCCGAACCGACCAAGGAGGGGGAACGGCGTTATACATACGATTTGAAATTAGAGGGATTGCAGTACGATTTAATCGATGTACACTACCATTTGCCCGAAGACGCATACGGGGAAACCTATTATTCAGACCTTGCAGGGCATTTGCAGGTTTTGATGTGGAACATAAACCGTATCTATCCGGGCAAGTGGGTTTTGGGCGAATACCCGGAAAACACGGAATACAAAAACATTACCAACTCCGGGAAAAACTGCCTTCAAGTAGCGCAGGAACTTTGCAACGATTACGGGGTAGAGTTTGAGATAACGACAGACGGAAAGAAACACACGCTCAATTTCAAAGCAAAAGTAGGAATAACACACGCCTTTACGTTGAAGTACGGGCGCGGATTGGGGCTATACCAACTGAAACGAAAGAACGTGAACAATTCCGGCGTAATAACCCGGCTTTACGTTTACGGAGGTACGGAGAATTTGGGGAGCAACTACGGACATACTCGGCTGTGCCTTCCGGGAACTACGCGCCTTACTTCATTCATTGAAGACGAAAACGCAATAGCTCTATACGGCATCAAAGAGGGAGAAAAAGATTACGAAATAAAGCCGCAGCGCGTGGGTACGGTTACGGCATTGGGGGCTGACGTGATAACCTTTGCCGACAACACGATGTTTGATTTGAACGCGAAAGCGGCGGACGGAAAATCCACGAAATACCTCATAGACGGGACAAGCGCGAAAATAAAGTTTGAAAGCGGAGGACTTGCAGGTTACGAGTTTGACCTGCACAGCTATGACCACGCTACAAAGACTTTCGTTATAAACAAATTCCAAGACGAAAACGGCATGGTATTCCCGTCGGACACTTCGGCAGCTTTCCAAATAGCAGTAGGCGACAAATACAGCATTTCGGACATACAACTGCCGGATGAGTTCATAGAAGCAGCCGAAAAAGATTTGGAAGAAGAAGGGCGTAAATACCTCCCTACCGTAAGCCAGCCGCAAGTAAGCTACAAACTTGAACTTACCGAAGGCTTCTTTATCAAGATGTGGGGCAAAGAGATTGAAACGGAGGTGCTGCACGTCGGGGACTTTATAAAGGTTGAGGATGAGCAAATAGGCGTGAACAAAGCCGTAAGGATTACGCAGATTGAACGCGACCTGTTGAAGCCGCACAGCTACGACATCACGCTGAGCGACACCATAACCAAAACTACGACCGTGCGCGTTTGGAACGAATTGCAGGAGATAGACGAAGTTATCAAGATTAACAAACTCGCAGACCCGGCAAAGGCGCGGCGCAGGTGGAAAGCTACGCAGGAACTTCTAAACATGGTATTCGACCCGGAAGGCGACTATTACAGCGAGAAGATAAAGCCGCTTTCCATTGAAACGCAGATGTTGAGCGTAGGGGCGAAAAGCACCCAGTTCACGCTGCAAAACATCATATTCCAACCCAACTACGGAGGGGACGCGAATACACTTTACGTTTCAAACGGTACGCTCGTGCATTACGCGATAGACCCCGACGGCTTGAAGTATTGGGCTTTGGAAGGGGCTACATTTTCCCGGCTTACTCCGGCGGCGGCATTTTACATTTACGCGAGGTGTCCGATAAACGGAGATACGGGAAACATTATACTTGTAGAAGGAGCAAGAACGGTAGATGAAGAAGCCGGATATTACAATTTCCTTATAGGCGTGCTTAATTCGGTGGTAACGGACGCAGGAGGGAAGAATCCGGGGCGGCTTGTAAGCCTTACTTATGGAAGCAGCACCATAAACGGACGTTTCATCCGTACAGGGCGCATCGAAAGCAGCGGCGGCGGTAAGTGTTACTTCGATTTGGATAACGACGAAATAGGCGGCGTTATAAAATTCGTGAAGAACGACGGCACGATAGTAAACGTTACGGACGTTGATGACAAAGCCAACGAGGTAAAGGACTATATAAACAACACTTTGCCCGGCATATTGAACGAAATGCAATCGCAGTTAGACGGGCAGATAGAGCAATTTTTTGAAGAATATGACCCTACTACAAGCAACGCACCGGCGAATAGTTGGAATACCACGCAGTTAAAAGATGAGCATTTGGGCGACCTCTTTTATAACACGACTACGGGCAAGGTTTTCCGTTGGGTGAAAAACGGGAATACTTACAGTTGGCAGGAATTGCAGGACAGCGAAGTAGCGCAAGCGTTGGCACTTGCTAACGATGCTTTGAAACTTGCAGGAACGAAACGGCGCATATTCGTATCAACGCCTACGACACCCTACGACGTTGGCGACTTGTGGGTACAAGGCAGTACAGGCGACATCATGCGTTGCAGAACCGCGCGAGCTTCCGGCAGTTACAACGCCGCAGATTGGGTAAAGGCATGCAAGTACACGGACGATAGCGGACTAACCAACTTTATAAACAACAACTTCAATCCGACCGTAAACGATTTGACGAACCAAATAGACGGGAAAATAGAAAGTTGGTTTCAGACTTCCGACCCGGCAAGCGCATGGACTACTACGGCTTTGAAGAAGAAGCACGTAGGCGATATGTGGTACAGTTCAACTACCAAGCTATTAAAGCGGTATAGTTCATCTTACGCATGGGTTACGATAGAAGACCAAAAAGCCATAGACGCATACGAAGCGGCAAGCAAGGCACAGGACACGGCGGACGGGAAACGGCGCGTGTTTGTTTCCACGCCGCGACCGCCATACGACATCGGCGACCTTTGGCTCACAGGTGGGAAAACGGACGGACTTTTGAAACGTTGCATAAGGGCAAGGACTTCGGGAAGCTATGTTGCGAACGATTGGGTAGAAGCCGTTTACTACGACAATACCCAAACCGTAATAGACGGCGGAATAGTGACAGCCGGAACGGTGCAGCTTGCAGGAAACGACCAAAGCATCAAAGCCGGAATTACGGGAAACGGAACGGCGGAATCAAGCGTTAGGTTTTGGGCTGGTGCCAGCTATGGAAACCGGACTACCGCGCCTTACCGGGTATTGCAGGACGGAAGTTTTATTGCGACCAAAGGAACGATAACCGGGACAATATACGCCAACGCCGGGACTATCGGCGGCTTTGCCATTGCAAGCGGAAGAATTGGCGTTGCTTCATCTTCGGGAGCTACAAGCGGCAGCGGATTTTCCTTGTACGGCAGCTTTATAAAGTTCTCGGACTCCTACCGTTGGGCTTCCATTGGTACAAACGTGCTTCCTACTTCAGCGGGAGTTGTTGGCGTAGGACGTTTTACAAACAGCACGCCAAACTCTTACGGAACTAATTACGGAATACTTATCAATGTTTCCGGCGCACAACAGAATATCGGAATCGTAAGCAACGGAGCGATAGTTTGTAACAGCTATGTTGTAGATTACGGGATAGCCAAATTAACTCCATCTACTAATAATTGCCTTGTTCCGGGCGATGCTACGAAACCTACTTTGTTCAAGTTGATGCCAAGGTTTATTTATTCCAATTCGGGGATAGGATTACCACGACGCAACTCCATTTGTACCGTATTGGGCATTAGCAACACAACGGCGTTTGCGGTACGGGTAGTTATCATTTGCGACCGCACAAGCACGCAAACCGGTTACGTTTGTGGTAGAAATACTTTCGTAAAGAACAGTTCGGGAGGTAACGCAATGAACAGTAACTATTACCCGTATATGATGGATAATAACGGCAACAACAACACCAATAAATGGAATATGGCTAAGGGAGATATACGCGAGTTCCTTTTAGTTTGGGACGGTAGCAGCAGTTATTATGCGTACTGCCTTAGCATGAGGGAATAACATAGAAATCACGGCGAAATAAGCGGTAAGAGTGATTTGTACGCCGATTTTCACGGCTTCGGGGTACAAACACTTCGCCAACACTTAGCGAACGTATCAACTTAATACCGCTTATTGATATTTTTGTAGGACATTAAAAAGAAAAAGTTATGCAAAACAGAAACGGCGACTTAGTAAGCGCACAAATTTCGGTAGCCGGAACGGTGGACTTTTCCGGCGGAAACTTCCGAATGGACACGCCTTTTTGCTTGAAGAACGATGGCGAAACGGCGGTAGTGCTTGAAGTGAACCTTTGGGGAATGCCCGAAGGGGAATTTATAAGCACACGGTTTGAAACGGGTTGGAATCCCGAAATCATACGAGAGATTAAAAAGACAAGTTCAGCAACCGCCCTCGTTTGGGGCTATTAAAACATTTGGATATGGGTATATTTATAGGTATTGGCAACACGAAGCCAGCATTTCCCTACGATTATTACTACGGGGTGCAAATCAACGTGAATGTAGCAGACACGGCACTAACGAGAGTTGGGCGACCGGAATTGCACGTAACGCTGCCGGTGCAGTCATTGATGCGCCGTTGCTTGATTAACGACAGCGGAGAAGTAGTAACATACTTGCACCCGACAGACAGCACAAAGACAGATACAGGCGCAACGGCAGACCTTACGGGAACTACCGGGCAAGTCATGGTAGAGATACCGAAGCACTACCGCAAATTCGAGTTTGACGGGACAATCATAACCGCGCTTATTTCCTTGTACAACCTTCCGGGCTTCCACGAAGTACCGAAAATGTACATCAGCGCATACGAAGCGACCATAGACCGCACAACAAGCTCAACGCCGAAACTTGCAAGTGTGGTAAACAAAACCGCCAACTTCCGGGGAGGTAACAACAATTCGGCATGGGACGGCACTTATAGAAGCCTGTTAGGACTTCCGGCAACACAAACGAGCCTTACCAACTTCCGCAAGTACGCGCGGAACAGGGGCGAAGCCGGGCTTAACGGTTGCGGTTGGAATTGCAACCTGTACGCCGCGCAAGTGGCTATGTATTGGCTTTACGTCATTGAGTACGCAAACCGCAACTGCCAAGCCGCATACAACGCAGAACCTACAAGCGAGGGTTACAAGCAAGGCGGATTGGGCGACGGCGTTACCACGTTGAACAGCGCGAAATGGAACACTTACAACAGCTATTATCCGTTTGTGCCTTGCGGATTTACAAACAGTTTGGGAAACCGCAGCGGCGTAGTAGAGTTCACGATGCCTGACGAATACGACACGGGGGTAGTAACCAAAGTAAAAGTACCTTCATATAGAGGTGTGGAAAATCCGTTTGGGCATTTGTGGAAGTGGACGGACGGCTGCAAGTGCGAGATACAGAGCGACACGGACGGAGCTTTATCGAAGTTCTACGTTTGCTTAGACCCTTCCAAGTTCCAAGACAGCAGTTATAACGACTACGACATGCGCGGAGAATTGCCGCGAAAAGAGGGGTACGTTAAGCGCATGATGATAGGCGAACACGGCGACATCATGCCGATGGAGGTAGGCGCAAGTTCTACGACCCACTTTGCGGACTACTTCTATACCAATATACCGGCTTCCGGCGCGGCTATGAGGGGTGTCTTGTTCGGCGGTAGCGCGCATTACGGCGCGTATGCCGGGCTTTCGTATGCGTATACGAATTACTCGGCTACGTATACGCATGCGTACTTCGGCTCTCGGCTTTGCTTTATCCCGGCGTAGCATTACGTCACGAAACGGAAACACGCTCCAACCGCCGCGCCATTATTGGCGGTTGGGGTATAACAGGAACTAAAAACTAATTCAGTCATGAACGAAAACAACAATAACCGAAAGGAACAGCAGGAAGATGACGGCAGTTTGTCGTTTTTGGCGATACCGCAAGACGAAGGAAACAAGCATTTCAACTGCCGGGAAACAACCCAGCAGAAACTAATTAACCTTACGTTTTGGGTTTGCGACTTCATAGAGGGAGTTAAAACGAAATTCGGCGCGGAACGCTTCTTAGTGAAGATAAAGAAGAACCGGGATGACAAAGACAGCGAAGCCGAAAAGTTCTTTACCAATTCAAGCGAAATAAAGTACGTTTTGAAGGAGATAAAGAAACGGAACGCATTCCCTCGCCGGGTTACGATGAGGGCAAGCGGAACACGCTACTATTTTGAGTGAAAAATATGACGGTTGTTTGTTCTTCGGGTGTCTTGTTCGGCGGTAACGCGAATAACAGCGCGAATGCCGGGCTTTCGTATGCGAATACGAATAACACGGCTACGAATACGAATGCGAACATCGGCTCTCAGCTATACTGATACTTATTGTAAAGCGATATAAGGACAAAGACCGCGCCGACAAAAAGGCGGAAAAGAGTAAACATTAACGGGATTTGGTAGGGAAACTGAAGAACCCCATTTAATCAGCAAAGCAAGTTATGAAAAGGTTGGGCAACCTATACGATAAGATTATAAGTTTGGATAACTTGCGGCTCGCAGACAAGCGGGCTCGCAAGGGCAAACTTAACACCTACGGCGTTAAGGTACATGACCGGCACGCAGAAGCCGACCTTTTGGCTTTGCACGAAGCGTTGAAGGCAGGAACTTACAAGACTTCGGAATATAGCACCTTCTTTATTTACGAACCGAAAGAACGTGAGATTTTCAGACTACCGTACTTTCCCGACCGCATTGTACACCACGCAGTAATGAACGTGTTAGAACCTGTATGGGTGTCCATATTCACGGCGGACACATACAGTTGCATCAAAGGGCGAGGAATACAGGCGGCAGCGGACAAATTACGGCGCGTGATAGACAGGGACAAACCCGGTTGCGCCTATTGTCTGAAAATTGACATACGGAAGTTTTACCCTTCCATTGACCACGCTATATTAAAACGGATTGTTCGCCGGAAGATTAAGGACACACGGCTACTTAGACTTCTTGACGAAATAATAGACAGCGCGGACGGACTGCCCATCGGGAACTACCTAAGCCAATTCTTAGCAAACCTCATGCTTGCGTACTTCGACCATTGGGTTAAAGAGACCAAGCGCGTAAGGTATTATTTCAGATACGCCGACGATATTGTAGTATTGCACAGCGATAAAAGGGTATTACGCGCCTTGCTTGCCGACTTTGAACAGTATTTGAGCACCGAACTAAACCTGTTTGTCAAAGACAACAAACAGATTTTCCCGGTAGCCAAAGACCACAAAGACCGGCACGGGCGCGGCATTGACTTTTTGGGATATGTGTTTTACCACAACGAAACACGGCTAAGAAAGCGTATCAAACAGAACTTTTGCCGGAAGGTAGCCAAGTTGAGGAAACGTAAGAAACCGATAGGCGAAGCGCAGTTTATGCAAGCCGTTGCCGCGTGGTGGGGTTGGGCAAAACACAGCGATAGCGAGTATTTTATTAACAAGTTAAATAAAATTTCACCTTATGAAATCAAATTCAAACGTTAGACCGGCTATTATTCAAGATTTGGGTAACGGCTCGTTCCATTACAACTACAACGTAACGGAAAGAAAGATTGAAGACGAAGAAGTAGGCGAAAAGACCGTTTACGACTACGATACTGTGCAGGTGTGGGAAAAGCCGACTTACGAGAACTTGACACGCGCCATCATACGCAGCGAGATAGACGAAACCGAAGAATTTTCTTTGATTAACGACTACTACGCCGCACAGTTAGGAATAGAAACGGATGAAGACCGTAAGACAAAAGCCGTAAACGACTACAAGACCTACCTCGCACACGTTGCGGACATAAAACAGATGGTAAGGGATGACCTTGCTACGGTAGGATTGGACGAAAGCGCATAAGCCTATGGGGACATTAACAGAAACCGTAAACGTAATAGTTGGCATTGTCGCATCACTCGGCGGCATAAGTCTGATTAAGTTCCTTTTCTTCATGCGCCCGGAAAGGCGCAAGGCACAGGCGGAAGCCGGGATTAAAGAAGTTGAGAAAGAAGAACGCGAGTTGGGCGTAATGAAAAAACTTGTAGAAAGTTTGCAGCAGCGGATAGAACAGCAAGACCAAAAGATTAAGGAGCTAAACGGACGCATGGATAAGCTGTATGTTCAGTTGCACGAACAGGAGCGAGAGAATAACGCCCTTATTCGCGAAAACAACGAATTGCGGCTCGCGTTGAAGGAAGCGGAACACAACGTTTGTGTACGACCCGATGATGAATGTTTCAAAGGGCGTTTGCCAAAACGGACTTATTGCCGATTGAAGATGCTTGCGAACGGCGATTACGACGCTTTCTATAAAGAAGGCGACACGGAAGGAACAACAGGAACAACAGACAGCCAAAGGGAAGGTAACAATGAGGATAACGGAATACTTGAAAAGCCTAATAAGGGCTAACAGCTACGACAGTAGCAAGAGTTTCGCCCTCGTGCTTTCCGTATTGGTTGGCGCATTGATTGGGCTTTGCGTTTGCTTCTGCCTTGTGTGGGATGTGTGCAGTAACGGACATTTGGAAACCGACCTCGAAGGGTTGGGTATATTCCTTCTTTGCGTTGGCGCATACATGGCTGGGGGTGGAGTAAACAAAGCCCTTTCAGAGCGGAAACGTAGTATTAACAAAGAGCATATTAACGAAAAAGTAAACAGCAATGGCAAAGATTGATATTTTAGCACCCTTCATTTTAAGTTGGGAAGGCGGATTTTCAAACCATCCAAACGACAAGGGAGGGGCAACGAACAAAGGAGTAACCATCGCCACATGGAAGCAAGTAGGCTACGATAAGGACGGCGACGGGGATATAGACGTAAGCGACCTGCGTTTGATAACCGAGGAAGACGCGGTTAGCCGTGTCATGAAGCCGCACTATTGGGACAGGTGGAAAGCCGACTGGATAGAAAGCCAATCAGTTGCAAACATTGTGGTAGATTGGGTATGGGGAAGCGGCAAACACGGAATTACGAACGTGCAGGAAATGTTAGGCGTAGCCGTTGATGGAATTGTAGGGGAAAAGACCTTAGCCGCCATCAACGCGCAAGAACCGCGCCAGCTTTTCGACATGATCAAGCGGAAAAGGGAAGAGTTCATAGAAAATTTGGTAAGGCGCAACCCGTCACAGAAAGTTTTCCGCGCCGGTTGGTTGCGAAGACTATCGTACATCAACTATGGAAGTCTGACGTACAACGCCGTACCGCCTACAAAACATTCATTCACGGACATATAATAATAGGTATGAAATGGATTACCCGTATTACATTATTGATTTGTCTAACATTGCCGACTTTGTTATCCGGGTGCAGTACGACACGGAAAACCGTAAAAGGCACGGAACAGACAAACGTAACAGCCATAGAGGAAACAGACCGGACGGAAGAAGAAAAGCGTTTGGCGGAAGTCATAACCAATACAGAAACAAACGACCGTACAAACGTGGTTATCGAGTTCACGAAGACGGAGTATGCCGACGGGAGTACGGAAACGAAGACAGAACGACCGCCCGAACAACATCCCGGCGGAACAGGGAAGCCGAAACCGGGAACGGGAAGCAAAGGCGGCATAAAGTCAGTTACCACCGGGAAAATAACAATCAACGGCGACCGGAAGGAAACGACAGCGACAACGGCGACGGAAACGGGCGAAAGGAAAGTCGAAACACAGACAAGCACCGGAGTAAGCTCGGACAAGACCGCGACCGTAGAAACGGAACAGGAAAAGAAACCTAAAAGGGGCTTCCTTGATTGGATTTTCTTAGCCGGGATAGTGGCAGCTTGCGCCGCCGGAATTACCTACGCAGTCAGACGTTTTAAGATTAAGGCTGGGAAGTAAAAACGCCCACAAAAGCCAAAAATGGGCGTTTTTATGGGCGTTTAATTCTTAATTTGCTGACATTCAGCGTTAGAAGCGGAGAGAGAGGGATTCGAACCCCCGGTGCCTCTCAGCACGGCAGTTTTCAAGACTGCTGTAATCGACCACTCTACCATCTCTCCAGTGGTTGTCGGTTACTTCCTGAAACCGAGTGCAAAAGTAATGCGTTTTTTTGATACCAGCAAATTTTCGGGGCTTTTTTTTCAAAAAAAATCGTTTTTTCGTAATTTTGCAGTAGTTAAGAGACATTTGGTCATGATTTATCCAGAAAATTTTGAGAAGAAAATAGGGTTTGATGAAATACGTATTCAACTGAAGGGCCGCTGCATTTCCTCGCTCGGCACGGAAAAGGTGGACGAGATGACGTTTATGACAAAACGCGACGACATCGTGGTGGCCCTGACGCAGGTGGAGGAATACACGCGCTTCATGCAGGAGGAGGACGAGCTGTTTGAGGAAAACTTCTTCGACGTGCGACCGGCGCTGATGCGTATCCGGCCGGAACGCACCTATATGGA